AAAAGAAGAGGACAATAATTAACATATAAATAAAATGAGAGAACAAAAAAGAGTTTTTGATAAACTATTCAAGGAAGATAAGACAGAATTAGCAACGCAAAAAATTGAATTAGCTTCAATTAAAGAAATAAAAGATGCTATATCTAATCTTAAAAATAAGGAAAAAGATGCTACAAAAGGTGCTGATAAATTTGAAGATAGTATAAAGGAAGCTAATAAATATTATCAAGATTTGGTAAAAGAAAGAAATGCTATTTACACTTGGATAAACAATGAAGCACCTGCAAGAATATCTGATTTTGAAAAAGCAGCAAAAGAATTAGGTGTTGATTCCAATAGTATCCCTGAAATTAAAGAACTTAAAAAACTTATACAATTAGGAAAAGAATTAGTAAAGGCTTTAGACGACTATAAAAGACCAAAGTCTGTATAGTAAATATATTTAATAATTAACATATAAATAAAATGAACACAAAAAAAGAAGTTTTCAATAAACTGTTTAAAGAAGATAAGACAGAGTTAGCAACGCAAAAGATTGAGTTGGCTTTAATTGATGATGTAAATAAAAAAGCTAATACTGTTGTAGAAGATTACAGAGCAATCTCAAAACAAATACAAGAAATCAATGAAAGAAAAAGAAAAGTACGCTCTATGGTTATGGATTTAGAGGCTTTTGCTCAAAAATCAAAATCAATGTTAAAAACCTCTTTAAATAATGCATCAGATTTAAGTAAACTTATAAGTAAATTAGAATCAGAAGCTAAAAAACTTGGTATAGATTATAATTATGATTTATTAGCTATTGAGGAAAAAGATATAAAAGATGAAGTTAACAAATTAGAGAAACTTATTCAAGAAATAAACGCAAAAGATTATTAAAAATACAAAATAATTAACTTAAATTGTAATATATATATGAACACAAACCAAACATTAAACAAAGTTCGTACTTTACTCGGAATTGAGATAAAGTTAGAGCAAATGAAACTTGATAATGGGGCGGTATTTGAAGCTGAAGTTTTTGAGGCTGGTGCAGAAATCTTTGTTGTTGCAGACGAAGAAAGAGTTGCAGTTCCAGTTGGAGAATACAAAACAGAAGATGGTATGGTAATCGTTATCGAGGAAGAGGGTATTATCGGAGAAATTAAAGATGCTGAATCTGAAGAAGAAGAAGCAGAAGCACCTGTTCAAGAAGAAGAGGTTGTAGAAGAAGAAATGTCTACTGAATCTGCATCTCCTAAAAAAATCGTTAAGTCAATTAGCGAAGAAATGTTTTTCTCTGAAATTGAAAAATTAAGAAATGAAATCAACGAATTAAAACTTTCTAAAGTAGAGGTTAAAGAAGTTGAAGAAGTTTCTGTTGAATTATCATCTGACGAGGTTGAGGTAATCAATCACAATCCAGAAAACAAAACAAGTGAAAAAGAGTTAAACCTTTACTCTCAAAAAGGTAAGAACAACGTATTAAATAATATTTTTAAACAAATAAGTAAATAAAATGGCAACAACTACAAACATTACAAGCTCATACAGCGGGGAGTTCGCATCTAAATATGTATCGGCAGCGTTATTAAGTGGAAACACAATTGCAAACGGATTAATCGAGGTTAAACCAAATGTAAAGTACAAAGAGGTACTAAAAAGATTAGCTTTAGACGGAATCACTGCAAACGCATCTTGTGATTTCTCTGACACATCAACTGTTACTTTAACAGAAAGAATCATTGAGCCTAAACAATTACAAGTAAACCTTGAATTATGTAAAACTCCATTTGAATCAGACTGGGAAGCAGTATCTATGGGATATTCATCTCACGATAACTTACCTAAAACTTTTTCTGATTATTTTATCGGACACATCGCTGCTAAAGTTGCAGAAAAAACTGAACAAGATATTTGGGGTGGAACTGCTGGAGCAGGTGCATTTGATGGTTTTGAAACTTTATTAGCTGCAGATGCTAATTTACCTGCTGCACAAGAAGTTGCAGGAGCTACTGTAACTGCTGCTAACGTAGTAGCTGAATTAGGAAAAGTTGCTGACGCTATTCCTTCTGCTTTATATGGTAACGAAGATTTATACATCTATGTTTCTCAAAACGTATTTAGAGCATACAAAAGAGCATTAGCTGCTACAAATGGAAGCATCCAAGGAAACAACCAAGATATCAACATCGAGTATTTTGATGGAATCAAAGTTGCTATGGTTAATGGTATGTCTAACAATACTATGATTGCTACTTTAAAATCTAACTTATTCTTTGGAACAGGTTTATTAGCAGACCATAATGAAGTTCGTGTTTTAGATATGGCTGAATTAGATGGTTCAAAAAATGTAAGATTTATTATGAGATATTCAGCAGCAGTACAATATGCAGTTGTTGAAGATATCGTAACTTACGGAATCACAAACGGAGCTAACTAAAAATTAGCTTTTAAATAAATACAAAGGGTAGGTAGAGAAAAAATATCTACTTACCCTTTTTTAATTAACACTAAAAAAATATATAATAATATGGCTTGTTTACTAACATCTGGAAGAGCATTACCTTGTAAGAGTTCTGTTGGTGGTTTAAAAGCGGTTTATTTTGCAGATTATGGTACATTGGGAGATGCTACTATTGTTGCAGGAGAAATAACTACTTTTAGCGGAACACCTGATTTTTTTAAATTCGATATCAAAGGAAATTCGTCTTTAGAAACAACAATTAATAGTTCAAGAGAAAACGGAACTACATTTTACACACAAACATTAAACCTAACTTTAACTACTTTAGATAAAGGAACGCAAGAAGAAATAAAACTATTAGCTGCTTCAAGACCACATATTGCGGTTGAAGATTATAATGGTAATTTCTTTTTAGTAGGTTTAGAAAACGGAGCAGAGGTTACAGGAGGTACAATTGTAAGTGGTGCTGCTATGGGAGATTTAAGCGGATTCACTTTAACAATGGAAGGTCAAGAAACTGCACCTGCTTATTTTGTTACTGCATCAACTGTTACTGCAGCAGCAAGTGCTACTCAAATAGACCCTAACGCATAGGTTCTTTTAATTTTAATTTAATATTTGAAAAGGATAGTCTTAATTGATTATCCTTTTTTTAATACTTAAACAATAAATTATCTACATTTTATTGTAATATATATATGAAGCATTTGTTACCAACAACAGACCCGCAAACTATTAAAATTATACCAAGAGTATATAGTACAGATGTTACAATTGTTTTAAGAGATGATAGTTCAAACACCGAAACTAATTTAATTCCTGTTTCTGTTGTAAATAAAAATTATATTGAATTAACAACTGTTTTTGATTTAAAAGAAGGCAGATTTTATGATTTAAAAGTAATTGATAATAATAGTTCTAATATAATTTATAGAGATAAAATATTTTGTACTGCACAATCAACAAGTCAATTAAACAACGAACATTATTCTGTAAATAAAAACGAGTATGTTTCAAAAAGTGCTAATAACGATTTTATAATATTATGAGTAAACATATAAATAAATACAGAAAGCCAACGCAACCAAAAAAGAACAATTCTAATATTAGTTTTGTTAATTTAAGCACATATACAAGCCCTAAAATTGTAGAGGATAAAAACAAAGAGTGGGTTGGTTTTGGAGAAGATAACAATTACTTTCAATATTTAATTGATAGGTATAATGGTAGTGCTACAAATGGCGCTATTATTAATGCTATGGCTTCAATGATATTTGGTAGAGGTTTAGATGCAACAGATAGCGCAAGAAAGCCAGAACAATACGCAATGATGATTTCTTTGCTAAAAAAAGAAACTTTAAGAAGGGCTGTCTATGATTTAAAACTAACCAGTCAATGTGCCTTACAAATTGCTTATAGTAAAGACAAAAAGAAAATAGTAAGGGTAGAACATTTACCTGTTGAAACATTAAGAGCAGAAAAATGTGGAGAGAATGACAAAGAAGTTCAAGCGTATTATTATCACCCAAATTGGGCAGATTTAAAACCAAGCGATAAACCTAAAAGAATACAAGCATTTGGTGTTTCTAAAGTTCCTCAAAATATTGAAATACTTTACATTAAACCTTACAAAGCAGGAATGTACTATTATAGTACTCCAGATTATCAAGGAGGATTACAATATGCAGAGTTAGAAGAAGAGGTTTCTAACTATCACATCAATAACATACAAAACGGACTTGCTCCAAGTATGTTAATTAATATGAATAATGGTGTACCAAACGAAGAAACTCAAACATTATTAGAAAGCAAGATTAAAAATAAGTTTGCAGGAAGTTCAAATAGCGGTAAATTCATTTTAGCATTTAACGACAATAAAGAAAGTGCTGCTGATATTACACCAGTTCAATTATCTGATGCTCATAATCAATACCAATTTTTAAGTGAAGAATCACAAAAGAAAATAATGGTATCTCATAGAGTTGTATCTCCTATGTTATTAGGTATAAAAGACTCAACAGGGTTAGGAAATAATGCAGATGAATTAAAAACTGCTTCTGTATTAATGGACAATACCGTTATAAGACCATTTCAAGACCTTATGATTGACGCTCTTGACAGAATATTAGCTTTTAATGGTATATCATTAAACTTATATTTTAAGACACTACAACCTTTAGAATTTACTGATTTAGATAATGTAAAAGACGAAGAAACAAGAGAAGAAGAAACTGGTATTAAAATGTCTAAAATGTTTTCTGAATTAGAAGATTTTGGAGAAGATGAGGATTTAGAAAATTGGGAACTAATTGACGAAAGAAAAGTTGATTACAATGCAGAAGAAGAATTAGATGAAGAAATAAAAAAGTTAAACACTAAAAAAGAAAGTCTATTATCAAAAGTTTGGAATTTTGCTACAACAGGTACTGCAAGACCAAATGCTAAAAGTGAACAAGACGGACAAAATGAAGAAGGTGTTAAATTTAAAGTTCGTTATCAATATGCTCCTTTAAAAGCAAGTTCTAATAGCAGAGAATTTTGTCAGAAAATGGTAAGTGCTAAAAAGATATATCGTAAAGAAGATATACAAGCGATGAGTCAAGGAGCAGTTAATGCTGGGTGGGGTTTAAATGGTGCTGATACTTATGATATTTGGTTGTATAAAGGTGGAGGAGATTGCCATCATTTTTGGATGCGTAAAACGTATATGGCTAAAGGAACAAAAGTTAAGCCAGATGTAGGTAATCCTAACGCTGAAGTGAGCGTAAACAAAGCTAAAAAAGAA